TGGTTTTTGTTCCTTTCCGATGAGGACAAACCCGAAGTTGAAGCAAGTGAATACGCTTGGGTTTTAGATTTACCCGAAGCCGAATACATCCCACCACCATCACCACCATTTCCACCATTGGAAAATTAAATTAAATTAAGTAACTTAGTGTTATGAAATTCTTTCAAATTTTCAAAGACGAGCATGACAAATTCAGCGCAAATCGCTTTGTAGGGATCTTGTGTGCTATTGCTTTGTGTGCTACTATGTATCACAATTCATTCTCAGAAGAACACGTAGCACCTGCTAGTATCTTAGTAGAGTGCGTAACTGCCCTTGCATTTGGTGCATTGGGTCTCGGAGCAGCTAATAAGATTTTCAAAAAGAAAACAAATGCCGAAGGATAGTCGATTAGTTAGAGCCGGGGTCTCAGGTTACAACAAACCTAAGGCTACTCCCTCTCACCCCAAGAAGAGTCATATTGTCGTTGCCAAAGAAGGCAGTAAAGTAAAGACAATACGTTTCGGACAACAGGGTGTAAAAACTAATCAGACAGCAGGACAGCGTGAGGCATTCAAATCTCGTCACGCTAAGAATATTTCCAAAGGTAAAATGAGTGCTGCTTTCTGGGCAGATAAAGTAAAGTGGAGCCCAAGCAAGACTGCATCTCCAAGTAAAAAATGGAAAAAGGGAAGTTAATATGTTTAATTGTAATTTCGTTCAGCAAAAATTGATGGAGATGAATGCCAAAACTCCAAAACAAAGCGGCAAAGTAAAAGTTAAAAAAATAAACCAAAGAAATGAAAAAAATGATGAAAAAGACCGCTACTAAGAAAGTTTCTGAGTATGGTGGTATGGAGAAGTACGCTTCTAAAAAGGCTGAAATGAAGCACGAAAAGAAAGAGGGTAAGAAAGTTGAAGCCAAAGAGAAGATGATGTATGCTAACCTGAAAAAGAAAAAGAAATGATCCAACAAACCGATTCTACTGCTGACGGATTGACGATTATGACTGGGGCATCAGCCCTAATTTCTATTGCAACTGCATGGCAACCTGTTGTGGCCGTAGCCGTAGGCTTAATCGGTTGTATATCAGGCATTATGGCGATTATCTATTACTACAAAAAGATAAAAGAATGAGTGCTCCTAAGGTTAAAACTAATCCCTTTCCTATCAGTTTTGAGGACTTTAAAAAACAACCTGTTGCTGCCGTGGCTTTTTGTATGTTGGTGGCTGTTAGCTATCTGTACTATGACGGTAAGACTAGCTATCTTGACCAGATTGAAAAGTCTAATAAAAAGATTGATGCACTCGAAATCAAAGTTGATCGCATGGGTGCTGCCTTGAAAAAGAGTGATAGTGCACTTGCTGCCGCTATAACAGAATTGAGAATAATCAACGCAGTAAAAAAACTATGAGAACTCTTATCATTGCGTTTTGCGTATTTATGTTAATGATTGAAATCTCCTTTCCTGTTGGGGCTGTTGTTACTCCGCCAGTTGACGAGATTGAAATCATGCTTGCTAAGATTCAGAAAAATTTAACTTTGGCCTCAGAGGTAACTAAAGTAGCTCACGAAAATAGCGAGAAATTAGTGGAACAAAAGGTAGAAGAAAAGAAAGAATTAAAAGAAGCAGTCGTAGTAGCAGAGGCAAAGGTAGAAGAGGTTCAGCACATAGTAGAAGAGATAGAGCACAGAGTTGAGTTCTATCAAGTTAAAATGATTGGTAGTGGAGTAGATACTGCTTACCAAGAAGTTAGTTTCGGAGGCCCAATCTATGAGGCTTATTTGAATTATGTCGAGGAGGGTGGCAAGGAAGATTTTCAATACTTCCGTCTATACATATGGCAACAAAAGTAAAAAGCAATGCAGTTAGCTTTCGTGCAAAGCCTCGTGTTAAACTACGCAGGCACACCAAGCACGTTAATAAGCACAAGAGTAAAAAACCAAACGTAGGTCAAGGACGATGAAAGACGCTTGCTACACTAAGGTCAAGGCGAAATACGCTGTATTCCCTTCTGCAAGGGCATCACAAGCTATTGCCAAGTGTAGAAAAGGATCAGGAAGTGTAAGAAAAACAAAGGCGGGCTCAGACCTAAAAAGGTGGGGAGCAGAGAAGTGGGTAGACACCAAGAGCGGTAAAGCCTGTGGTGCAGGTGGTAAGAATGAGTACTGCCGTCCGTCAAAGAGAGTATCGTCTAAGACACCAGTAACTAAATCAGAACTAAGTCCATCTAAATTGGCCGCAAAGAAAAGAGAGAAGTCAGCAGTTGGCATGGGCAGACGAGTTTCTAGCATCAAAAGAAAATGATGAGCGGTTTCCTATTTGGGTTATTATTTGTTACCTTTACAATAGGAATTTCTTACATCATCGGAGAATATATCGAGAAGAATGAAGAACAAAATCGTTGGAAAAAATAAAAGACCTAGCTCGAACAAAGCTACAGGTCGTGATTACTCTTATGATAAGGAGTATCAATCCTCTCCATCACGTGTGAAGTATCGCCAGGAGTTGAATGCTGAGGCCCGTAAGAGAGGAATATATGGCAAGAGAGCCACAAAAGATTTGTCACACACTAAGTCAGGTAAGATGGTGTTGGAGAGCAAATCAAAAAACCGGGCACGTAACGGCTCTGGTGGAAAATCAACCAAAAAATAACTTGCTTTTTGTTTGGGTCTCAGATTATATTTGTAGCCCTTATGAAAAATTTAATAGCAAAAGCACACCAAGTAGCCAAAGACAAAGGTTTTTGGGAAGAAGAGAGAAACAAGCCTGAGATGCTCATGCTTATCGTTTCTGAGTTAGCAGAAGCCTTAGAGGCACTGCGTAAAGATGACTACGCTGACCAAGAAGTGGTAGCCAATTTGGCTCACGATCTTGAGTTAGACAGAACCGATGAGGAGTTCATGCTTAAAGCGTTAACCTGGAAGCAATCGTTTGAGCAAGGTGTTAAGTCATCCTTCGAAGACGAGTTGGCTGACGTTGCTATCCGTTTGTTTGATTTGTGCGGAGGTCTGAATATTGACCTTGAGAAGCACATCGAGATGAAGATGAAGTACAATTCAATGAGGGGTTACAAACACGGAAAGGCATTCTGATATGGAACTGAATCACGCTATACTATCGGACATCACGGTTTGGATGAAGTACGCCAAGTATGTACCTGAGAAAGGTCGCAGAGAGACTTGGACAGAATTGGTAGACCGCAACAAGGAAATGCACTTAAAGAAGTTTCCTGAGTTGAGTGAGACTATTGAGAAGGCTTACGAACTGGTTTATGCCAAGAAGATTCTCCCCTCAATGCGTTCACTTCAATTTGGCGGAAAACCAATCGAGGTAAATAATACTAGACTTTTTAACTGCTCTTATTTGCACGTTGATGACTATCGTGCATTCAATGAGACAATGTTCCTTCTCTTATCGGGTACAGGTGTAGGTTACTCTGTTCAGCGTAATCACATCAATGCTTTGCCTACGATTAAGAAAGCAGAGAAAAACAGAAGATACTTGATCTCTGATTCAATCGAGGGTTGGGCTGATGCTATCAAAGTTTTGATGAAGGCTTACTTCGGTCTCAGTACTTGGAAACCCACCTTTGATTATCGTGCTATCCGTGCCAAAGGAGAAAGATTAATCACCAGCGGTGGAGTTGCTCCAGGACCAGAACCATTGAAGATGTGTATAGCTCACATTGAGGCAATCCTTGAGCGTAAGCAAGACGGTGAGAAGTTGACTTCCGTAGATTGTCACGATATTCTGTGTCACATCGCTGATGCTGTATTGAGTGGTGGTATCCGTAGATCTGCAATGATTGCTCTATTTGATCACGATGATGAGGATATGCTGACCTGCAAGTTTGGCAATTGGTGGGAATTGAATCCTCAGCGTGGTCGTGCCAATAATAGTGCAGTGATCGAAAGAAATGGTGCAGTCGATAAGAAGTCTTTCTTAGAACTTTGGAAGAAGGTTGAATTGAGCAACTCAGGCGAACCTGGTTTCTATTTCTCAAACGATATTGAGATGGGAACTAATCCTTGCTGCGAGATTGCCCTCAATTCATTCCAGTTCTGTAACTTGGTGGAAGTCAATGCTTCTGATGTTGTAGACCAAGATGATTTTGATACTCGTGTTTTTTATGCTGCCATTATCGGAACTCTTCAAGCGTCTTACACTGATTTCCATTACTTGCGTAGTGTATGGAAGAAGACAACAGAAGCTGAGGCCCTTTTGGGAATCGGTATGACAGGTATTGCAAGCGGATCTGTTTTGAAATTAGATTTGACTGAGGCTACAGGAGTTGCCACAAGAGCAAACGAGTGGATGTCTGAGATGATCGGAATCAATTCTGCTGCTCGTATCACCTGTGTTAAACCATCTGGAACCTCTTCTTTGGTGCTCGGTACATCATCAGGCGTACACGCTTGGCACGATCAGTACTACATTCGTAGAATCCGTGTAGGCAAGAATGAGGCTATGTATACTTACTTGTCACTCTACCATCCTAACTTGGTTGAGGACGATGTAATGAAGCCACAATCTCAAGCAGTTATCTCTATTCCTGTTGCTGCACCTCAAGGAGCTATTACTAGGGCCTCAGAGAACGCTATCTCCTTCTTGGAGAGGGTGAAGTACTTACATCAGAATTGGATTCAACCAGGGCACATTTCTGGAAACAATACACACAACGTAAGTGCAACTGTAACCATCAAGCAAGATGAGTGGGCAGAGGTAGGTGAGTGGCTGTGGGAGAATCAAAACTTCTACAATGGTCTCTCCTTCCTTCCTGAAGATCTGGGCTCATACCAACAGACTCCATTTGAGACAATCGATGAGAAAACGTACTTAGAATTGTCTAAGGGTCTGAGTTCAATCAATGTCGCAAACATTGTAGAAATTAGCGACAACACTTCATTGACTGATCAAGCAGCTTGCGCTGGAGGTGCTTGCGAAATTTCTTAAGTCCAGTTTTTATGTTAATTTACTGGACATAATTCGGTAAATTTCCGAATTAGTATTATATTTGTAGCGTTTCATATTTGATTTAGTTTAGGGTTTTAGGGGTGGCATTAGCTGCCCCTTTAACTTTTAGGTTAACAATCAATGGTTTATAGTAAACCTATAAGTATAAACCTTACATTTGTACTATGAAAAATTTATTTATTATCGCAATGTGCATTACGGTAATGGGATGCGGTACACCAAAGCAAAGATATGATCGTTTGGTACGCAAATATCCGTATTTAGTCGAAACTGATACCGTATTCGTAAGAGATACCATCATCAGAGAAATCAAAGTGCCGGTGCCTGAGTACAAAGATTCATTTATAATCTCACATGATACCATCATCGAGACCGAAAAATTAATCATCGAAAGGAAAGGAGATTTTTTTGGGGTAACAGTTAAACCAGATACCATAACTTATAGAGATACAATACCTTACGAGGTAAAGGTTCCTGGAAGAGTTTACACTAAAGAAATTATTAATTGGTGGTATGTTGGCATCTCGTTTATAATTGGTATCTTCATCGCCCTATATTTGCGTAGATGAAGTTTAATCAAGAATTATTTGATACGAGCGATGAAGAAGGTAAGCAATTACTTATTACTTTTCTGGAGAAAAAAGGTCACAAAATTTCGCAAAATAGTGACAAATATGGCATTGATTTATTCTCTGAGAAGGACGGCAAGACGTACAATTGGGAAGTAGAGATGAAGTCAAGAAGACCTTGGGTCTCAGAAGAAACTTTTCCTTTTGACAGCGTATCCTTTTTGAACAGAAAGAAGAAGTGGGACAACTTCTGGTACGTAATCATTTGTAGGGAGACAAGAGCAGCCATCTTCTGCCACTCCTCAGTAATCTTTCATGAGGTTTATAAGGAAAAGATTTACATAAAAACTAGTTACAGAAATGGTTCAGATAATTTTTTTCGTGTTCCAAAAGAAAAGTGTATATTTGTCTCCTCAAACGAATTCATAGATGAAAGATAATGTAAACCCTTCACACTACAAGCAAGGTAAAGTCGAGTGCATTGATGCTATTGAGGCAGCAACTGTTAACAAAAAAGGATTGGATGCAGTTTGTACTGCTAATGTAATTAAGTATTTGTGGCGATCAGAATCTAAGGGTGGAGTAGAGGATTTAAAAAAGGCTCAGTGGTACTTGAACAAGATGATTGCTCAGTACGCTGAGGAACCTAAAAAGGAATTTGTGCACCCTAGTGCGGTGTACGCAAATGAGTATAAGGACGATCAAATATCGTCTTCCTTCAGTATACTATGAAGATATATTGGACATACAGCCGAAAGGATCTGAGACCCGATCACATCCCAGCCCATGAGAAGGCTAAGGTTCGCTTGTCCAATGAGAAATACCATATCGGTGGGCTCAACAAAATGGTCCCAACCTTTACACATTGTATTACTGCGGATGGATACTTGCACACCATCAATTATTGCCCTGGAAACGAGGTACATTTAGCCCTGATTGGAGGGTTGAATGATGAGTATGTGTATTCAAATACAGCAACAGAAGCACAACTACTCGCCTTGGGTAACTTAGTGCGATTCTATCTCTCCACAGGGGAGAACATTGAAGAAGGAGATTTATCTAATTTTGATTTAATAACATGGCTAAAAGCAGTAAACAAGTAATTGAGGAGGAAATCAGAGAACTCCAAAAGTTAATTTCCTGGTGTGAGTATTACACGCTCGTCAATAATCCTATTGAGGCGAACAAAGCGCAGAAAGAAATTGAAGACCAAAAACGAAAAATCAACGAACTTAGAAAGTCTAGCGGATTACTTAAAAAGTAATAAGTTATCTGAGGCCGATGCCATAGATAGACTACAATTGCAGGACTTTGATCCTGCTGTAGATTTTTATGCCACCTTGGTCTCCGCCTCTAAACAATTAATGAGTGCGGTAAAAGATAAAACTTTGGATTTAGATGACTCGTATCAGAAGGGTCTATTTCAATTGTTACAGGCTGGAGATAAAATTAATAAGTCACTTAAACTCGCTAAGTTAGAAGCATATCCACAAGAGGAAACAAGCGACAGCGAAGATGCATCTTTCTTAGATAGGGTATCATCAAGGCGATGAAAAAAAGTAAGTTTGAATATGATGAGTGGTGGTCCAAATACGGACTCAGTCCTCACGCATCCAAAAGCGAAAAAGATGCTTGGTGGCAGAAGGAAAAGGAATTTTGGACAGAGGGTCGTTTTGGTTTGTGCGGACCTCATTATTTTGCATTGACACAGGGATGGGTAAAGGACGCTAGGGGATTTAAGAAAAGACCTGTATGGAGAGATATCGATGAGTTGATTTACAATGCTTATATGGAAGCACGTAAAACAAATCACGATTTATTTATTACGAAAAGACGTGAGGTTGGTTTGTCTTTTATTTTCGGAGGAATTATCCCAATGTGGGTTGCGATGACCAATCCTGGTTCCACATCTCTCATCACATCAGCAGATAAAAAACGTCTTGAGGCTTTGTTTAAAGATAAGACTCGTGTTGTCTATGATGAGTTTGAAGAATACGCTCGTCCTGGTATCGTATCAACACGTCAGGAAGGATATCTTCACTTAGGTAGAAGAGATGCCAAGACTGGATCTATTACAGGCTTAGACTCACAGATTATTACCAAGGAGACCGTAGATACACCAACGGCATTTGAAGCATATCGTGCAATGCATATTTTTATTGACGAGTGTATGCTTCATCCCAAGGCTGATAGAGTTTATAAATCAGCACAGGCGAGTACCAAATCAGGCTTTGTAAAGGTAGCCCCAATTGTTATTGGAGGAAGTGCCGGGGAAGCCACATCAATTGGACAGAAATTAGCCAAAACTTTGTGGGATAATGCCGAAGCATTAAAGATTCTAACCATCTTTCTCCCTGGCAATCAAGGGATTATGGAGGCACCAGAATTAGACATAAACGGCAAGGAAACTGGCAAAATTCTAAACTTTTGTCCCAATGGATGGAGCGATGAAGAATCAGCGAAAGAATGGATTATGAAGACTAGAGAGACCCTTGATAAATTGGATGACAAGTCATACTTAAATTCATTCATCAAGCAGTATCCACTTGAAATTCAAGAAGTATTTTCGGTCTCAGGTCACGGAGCATTCCCAAAAAGTATCATGGATAAGTTAGATACCCAAGAAAGAATTATCCTGAGCACTAGACCTCCTATTGATCGTTCTATTCTATTCAAAAATTTCGATGGAGAAATTGTAAAACAAGCACAGGCTAGCAGTAATATGTACTTCTTAGAGTCTCCCCAAGAAGGACATACTTATATTGCAGGCATTGACCCTATTCCATTTAACTCAAAGAATATGGGAGATGGTTCTAAACAAGGTATTGTAATCAAAGATATTGACACCAATCGCTATGTAGCTCACTATGCAGAAAGGGACTCAGATCCTGATCAGATAGTACACAATATGATTCTGATGCAGGAGTACTACAATAATGCTGTAGCAATGATAGAGATTAACCGAGGTGGTGTGGTAAAGCAAAAATATAAAGAACTCGGTAAGTTAAATTTATTAGCCAAGAAACCCATCTTCTTGGGTAAGGGCTTCTTTAAAGATGATGACTCTATAGGTTACTATAAGAATGATATCACCGCAGAAAGAGGTAATACCTATTTGATTGATTATTTACGTGTGTATACAGAAGATATATGGTTTATCGATATGATTCAAGAACTGAAAAACTATCTCATTGAAAACACGGATTTAGCAGATGCCATGGTTGCTTGTGAAATCATGCATAAAAACATCGTTAAGAAATTTGAGCAACATAAACCACAAGAAACAACCGTTAAAGAAATACCTATGTTAGAGTATCACAACGGTCGTTATATCAGAGTTTGGAAGAAGGTTAGAATATAACACAATTTACTTTTGTTTTTTCCAAACAGGCACACATGATATTGATTGTCTCTTCTGAGATATCTGGACCATCAAAAGTTACTGGTATACGATAACTTTTTCTTTGGTTTAGTATTATATAACCATCGACATATTCTGTAGTAAAACTTTCTCTTAGAGTAGGTATAATAATATTTGCCGTCTTGCCAGCTTCTTTGGCAAACTGCAATTTCTCCCACAATAAGTAATCTCTTACAGCCATCAGAATAACCTTAAGGTCAATACCATAAGGAGGTATTCCAATATTTATAGCAGGGTCATCTGTAAAGGTTGTATCGTCTGTATTAATTTCTGACATTCGTTTACGAAAAATGGATAGTTAATATTATTCCAATCAAAATCTACAATTTGATTGTATGGCACAGTCATTGATCCCTCACACAATTGATGTTCACGACCATCCACATTTAGTTTTAATGATGTACCTCCTTTAAGCACAGGAATATAACGATATATTTTACCGAAGACCAATCTTTTTTCTTCTAGTCCATCTAAATATGCATACTCTACGTGCCATCCCGGAGTTGCTTTATATCTACCACAGAAATCCAATATGTTTTTGTGCTCCATCAAAGTTTCTTCTACAGGTTTGTTATAAACAAAATAGTTGCGTACAGCCAAGGGAACAACCATGTATGAGTTATCTTTATGCCAATCTTTCTTAGTTTCAAATGCTCCTTTTTCTTTGACTTTACCGTCCGTACCAACAGCAATATAATTGTTTACATCTCGGATTACCATACGCTCGTAGTTGGCATATTCAAGTGTTAACTTTGTAATTACTTCCCACTCTTTACAGATTTGCATGACCTTATCTTTAAGTTTTTTGTTGTGTGAGACCGTTACTCCATCGGTATTTACCTGAAGAATGCGACAACCGGCATCATACAATTTTTCTAAGAGCATGGAGATAAGAAGTTGCCCATTCACAGTTACAGCATAAAATACAAAAGGATCGTAGAAACATGAGACATGACTACCTGTCTTACCAAATAAGCCATTCAGAGATAACTTCAGTGCATCTGCCGTCAATTTGTCTCCTTCTTTTTGTGCCTTCACACGCTGTTGAAATATATCTGAGTAGACTTGTACAAATGTATTTTGGTCCATCTGGCGAGGATGCAATCGATTCTGAATAAAGAGGTTGGGATAGTACGATTTGACATCGATATCCAAAATGTCTACTGAAGTAGTAGCAGTATATACACCAGGATTGATACAACCGTGAATGCCCCCAACACCATAATCAAGGCGAATTCCTGCGTAGTGAATGCTGAAAGAGAAAGATTTCTTTTGTTGTGCTGTTTTCTTAACATCGATATTATTTTTTTTGAGTTTATCATATAAATCATTAGTGCCTTGTGATGTATTTAAATTCTGTACAAAATTCTGCAAATAGTTTGAAGAACTTTTAGTTTCTTGCATCAATTTCAATAAAGATTGTAACTGAGGATTATTAAATTTTACGTAAGGAAATATAATATTTTTAAGAGGTACATCACTCTTCTTGCCTCGGATTTGCTTGAGTTCGTACATTGTCATACCCATTGCATCACTTAAGTATTTTAAAAATATAGTTTCTCCAATAACTACATCACTCTTATTGATTACATTGAGTTTATATTTTTTATTAATCTGTTTTCTAAGTTCAATCTTTTCACTACACATCTCATAAAACTTTGCTGTAAATAAAACATCGTTCTTGTTGTAGTTTAAAATAAACTCTAATTTATTCTCATCTATTTTTTCCGTGTGAGAATATGGCATATCTTGTACATCATTCCACCCTAAGGAAACTTCCAAGGCCTTCAAAGAAGTTGATCGTGCTTTATTGTCATAGTGGTTGAGCAAAAATAGGTCAAGCTGTTTGATTGTTTGAGGGGTGCTTTTACGTTCCTCAGACTTAATCAAATCCTGAACAAAGGCGTATATGCCCTCTGCTGTAACTTGTAACGAATTATATATAAAATTTGTTACAGGCCAATCAAAAAATACATTGTTGAATCCCACCATTCCAGCCTTTTGTATGCTATCCAAGTAGGCACGAAACTGAACCTGTTCGTCTCTAAAAGATGAGATAACAAAAGTATTAATTTCTTTTGTTTGCGGATCGTAATCTGTGTATGTGAAACAATTAGAAAATGTTTCTACGTCATAAACCTTTATCATTCTATTGTGTATGTAAAATCTGCTGTGTATATGATACCCTCGGAAGTATTTAAAATTCTGTAGTATGCATTATTTTGTTCTATCCATCCCTCACAAACAAGTTTGATAGGAATTTTTTGATACATATAATAATCTCTATTCATCTGGCGATAAAAATAGGGACTCAGGTTGAATTCCTTGACCCTTTCCCCACGCTTGCGATGAATCGAACAAATCTTTGCTAGTCGTTTCAATATCATTTTTTACGGTCATTAAGTTTTTGAATATACCATTCTCCGAGTATTGTCCTGAGTCCCTATCGAATTCATAATCGATGCGACCCAATTTACCACGGAAATGATATTTAATTTTTTGTACGTGTACCTCTACAGGATCTTTCTGTCCATTCTGAAATGAGCGGTGCACAGCGATACCTACATCGGGTACGTTGAAGAAGTGATGTGAGCCCGAAATATCATACAGGCGTGGTACATTATACCCAGCAGATGTCTTATCCATCTTGCGTGGATGAGCCACAAGTGTAACACATACATTATACTTCACAGCAAACTGCTTTAACTTGCGCAGAAGCGTTCCAATCTTCTCATGGCTACTCTCATCGCCTGCCTCAGGTTCTATGTAATTAAATGGGTCTAAACAAAGGCAATCAATTCCGTTGCGTTTAACCATCGTGCCAGCGATTTTTAGCAGAGCACTTAATGTGTAGTCCTCCATTACTTCGATATTGTAAAACCAGAAGTGCTTATCGATTATCGTAATGGCTCTATCTAATTCTGTTTTGTTCATTGCTTTCATACCCTTACCCATCAATTGTTCGGACATACGAGTAATCTTCAATGGGGCAATGTTCTCAGGACTAAATAAACCAAACTTCCATCCCTTCAGATAAGCAAGACGAATAAACATATAGTCTAACCAAGTACTCTTACCTGAGTTGTGTACTAAAATAGGTAATGAATTAGTCGCTAAGTAATAATTATGATTTCCTTCAACTGTTAAATCATAAACTTCTTCGCAATCAATTATTTCTATTGAGGCGATGTCTTCTAATTTTAGGATAGATGCTTCCATGTTTTTCTTTGTACTATTCTTTTAATCACACTAAAGGTTGTGTTGTATTTATCTGCCAGTTGTTGTTTAGTCATTCCTTTTTTTCCTTTCTTTCCAAACTCATAGTTTGCTAAAATTTCCCTCACTTGATCATCAGTAAGAGTAGCGCAAGGATTTTTGTCTCCTTTGTTAGATGAAAGACCAATATTAAAAGAGTGCTTCATATTTTCTTTCTGTGTACACCATTCAAGATTAGTTACTCTATTGTCATTTCTGATTCCATTTATATGATTAACGCTGGGTTTATTTTCAGGATTTTCAATAAATGTCAGAGCAACCAATCTGTGAACTTTAATTGTGTGTATTACACCATCATCTCTTTTTAACATTGTTCTTAGATAACCCCCACCGTCTAAAGCCGGGGTGATAATAGCCTCTCGACCAAGGTTCTTCCAGTTGAATGTTTTAATCTCTCCGTAGTTTGAAATTTCATAAGAACTGTAGTTAGGTATTTTCTTCCAAATCTTTTCCATTCATCAAAGGTACAATAAAATCTTTGATTTTCATATAACCCGTCCCAGTAAAAAATTCATGATTTTCTGTAACCTTGATTACAGTACCGTCCTTGAGTGTAATTTTGAACATTCGATCAGGAGTAGTTTTGTGAATTGGAGTAGCCAAAACATACTTCCACTCGTTGATATCTTTCTCTTCATTATAAGACAAAGCATAGTCACCAACTTTGATTTGAGAAATAGGCACTACGCCTCGTTTAGTATGTACCAATTGGTCTTTATCAAAGCATCCTGGAATGCCCGTGACTACAACCAATTCGCCACGATTCCAAGATAAATGCTCATCGGTCTCAGACATATCCACTAGAGCACCCACAGGATAACCACTATCATGGTAAGCATCAATCACGGCAC